ATTGTAAAGCTGTCTTGAGGAGCTTGAATAATACCGTTGAGAGATACGATTAAATGATTTGCAGTCTCTGGAAAGTATGCTGCACCACCTAGCGTCAAAGCGTAGGTTGCTGTAGCAGAGGCAGAAGGGAATGATAGTTTATTAAACCCACCACCTACAGGTGCTTTTCCAATGTATGGCATGATGATTTTCCTTGATTAGATTTACGCGACGATTTCCATCGCAGTTAAGGAAGACGGCACAGAACCACCTTCGCTGTTATTTTGTTCTGTGGCATTAACCAAAAATGACCTATTACCTGCCGCACGTTGTGTGAGGTTTACTTTGAAACGAACAACGCCTGTTGCATTTGGGATTGTAGGTGTGAAAAGAAAACAACAAGTGCTCTCTTCTATATTAAAGTTGTCCGTGTAACTTCTTACGTTTCCAGTATGTCTGCTTCTGTTACCAGCAACATCACCCACAGCAACATTTGTATAAGAATTACTACCGTCTACATCATATAACAGGTCGTAATAGATATTCGGGTCATTGTCGTCTTTAGCGACATTCAAATTCAACTGCACAAGTATCTTATTACCTTGATTGATTGTGATGCTGGTTGCCCAATCCGTACCAGAGGCACTTTGAACAGTATATGCGGTATCTACTGTGCCAACATAATCTTGCGAGTAAGTCATTATGCTGTTTACAACTTGCAACACAGAACCGCTAGGTAATGCAGATGAGGCAACACCGCCATTTGTAATTCTTGAAAGTGCCATTATGCGTTCTCCAGTGCGGCTACACGCGCTTCAAGTTCTTGTATGGTCTTAACCAGCAACGGCACTAGCTTTGACTGGTCAATGCCCTGATACTCAGGGTTGCCATCGTCATCTACTGCATCCTTAGTGCCGCTGATTGCCTCTGGCACTACGCTCTGCACCTCGTGGGCAAGGAAACCATCGACTGTGGTATCCGCATCTGCAATGAAGTTAAAGCGAACAGGGTTGAGTTGCTTTAGGCGTGTGGTTGCGTCCCAGTCTGCTACCACGTTTTCTTTTAGGCGGTGGTCTGAGGATGTGTTGTATGCAACGCTAGAAGTGCTGTTTTGTGTAATGCTTCCAATTCTATTCCCGCCGTAGCCAAACTGCATAAAATAAGAGCCATTTGACGAGCCGCCGCTTGAGTGATTGACAGTGATGCGGGACTTGTTGACTGACCTAGTTTCAATCGTTGTGCTTAATGAATTAGAAATTCCAGCACTTGTGGTGTTTGCTAAAATATCTCCGCCGCTGTCGATGCGCATACGTTCATTTGCAGTAGTAAAATTACCAGTAGCACCATCACTCTTATTATAAAAAGCAAGAGCACCACCACCGTTCGCAACACCCCGTACAAACCCAATTCCGGCTTGAGTAAAATCGCCTTCCGTAGAAGCATCAGACACATTAAAACCAATCGCCGCAATACCAGCACCACCGTTAGAATTTTGAACAGTGTTAAGAATTTCAAGATTGGTGCTAGACGCTTTTGTGACTAGCTTTTGGCTTGGGCTACTCGTCCCAATGCCCACCCGATTATTCGTGCTGTCAACGTATAGGGTGTCCGTGTCAACGGTGAGGTCACCACTAAACGTACCAGTAGTAGCAGATAAAGCACCACTGAACGTACCAGTAGTAGCTTGCAGTGCTTGATTGCTTGGATGTGTGCTGGTCTGCTTTGCCAGTGAGTTATAGACAACGTAAATGTCATCGGTGGCTGCTACGCTATATCCTACTAGATTAACTGTAGTACCATCTGTGGTATACGATTCAGTAGGTTCCTGACGCACATTGTTAATGAACAGATCAATGCCTTCAGCACTGGCCACAGCATGATTTAAGGTAAGGCTACTGCCAGTAGCTCCAGTAAAATCCTGTTTAGCTGGTATCTTGCTGAAGCCTGTTGCTGATTGGTTTCCAATGTAAGGCATTTGTCACCTATGTACTAATTGCATCAACCGCACTCACCCAACAATCAAGAGAGCTTACGTTTGAGCTTTTTACGAATAGTCTGTCACCGTTTTGCACAACAATTTTTGCACCACCATCAAGTAGCTGCAAAGCACCGCCGCTTGCTATAGGTGCGCCTTTGATAAGATAATGAGCATTATCAATAGCGACTGTGTTGCCCATACCGTCACCGTGTGATGTACAGTAATAATAGAGTGACGATGGTGTGGTATCAGAAATGACAATTGTGGTTTTTGCACCAGCCTGTCCTGCTGTGCCTGTGGTTGTTACGCCAGTTGTGTAAGAGGAGCCACCAAGAGCAGTTTTAAATGCCAGTGTATGACCAGAGTTTGTAGCGTCTGACTGGTCAAATACATAAGTAAATCCTCTATACAGAGTGATTGCTGGCTTTTGATTTCCACCTAAAACAAAATAGCCACCAGCTACGCCTACGCTATAAGTAAAATAGTCGCCAGCACCTTTATCTATAGCTGCGCTGGTTATGAAAGCATCAACCGTTATTGCATTTGCGCTAGTGTTAGCCATATGAATACCGACAATTGTATCGTAAGAGTCAAAGTCTGAACCGTCTGGTATATCAGCAGCTGTAGTGCCAACACCTGTTAGTTTGTATCTTCTAAAATTTTGCGCCATCATTAACTCCTATAAGGCAATCGCTACAGCTATACTAAAGCCTTTTGTTGCAAACGAACTGGTGTCTACAGCAGCGTCATTCCAAGCTGATCCGTCATAAACTTTCAAACCATTACTGCTTGTATTAAAATACAAATCACCAGCAGTTAAAGCATCGCCGTCATTGTCTACTGTTGGGTCTGCGCTTTTAGGGCCAAGATACAAATCATCTACGTTATCAGCACTAGCAGCCGCTTGTTCTGCCCAATACTTAGCAGAGTACGCAGAACCATCTACTGTGCCGCCAGTATAAGTTGCCCAATCTTTCGCAGAGCCTACTGTTCCTCTTGTCTGTGTACCAACAGCATATTCTTTTGCTGAATACTCTGTGCCATCACATGTATTTAATGTGTCAGTAGCCCACTCTTTTGCAGAACCACGACCAGCACTATCAGTTACTCCTGTGCCACCAACGGCATATGCTTTTGATGAGTAATCTTGAGTTGTGCCATCATTAACAATTCCATCTGTTTTAACAGCCCAATCATCAGAAAATGCAGCATCAGTTGCACTAGCGGCAGCAGCCGTAGCACTATTACCAGCTGCTGTAGCACTATTACCGGCATTGGTTTCAGCTGTAGTAACTGTACTAACATCAATCATCTGATCCCATTTAGCGGCATCAGTATTGGTTGTAATAGGCTGTGATCCAGAAGATGTATGAGATGCGTTAGCAATATAAATACTGCCAGTGCTTGTATCTTTAACAATATCGCCTACAGCGTAAGTTCTAGATGCACCCCAGTCTCCTTGCCAAGATCCTGTTGATGCAGCAATAGCATTACCATTAGAATCAAAAGCCAAGAATTTACTTGCTCTAGTCGTGCTATTTGGGAATACAATTCCAGCAAGAGGATCAGTAGCTGGCAAAATTAATGCTCTGCTAATATTAGTTTCTAATTCCTGTTGAATAGCAACAATTCGATCAAGCTCTGTATTTAAGGCAGCAATATTGAACGGCCCTGACGTAGCAAAATCAGTTGTTCTAGTAACAGGAATGTCTCTAAACACTGTGACGGTAGAGCTTGTGTAGACACTGCCAAGGGTAATATTGCCACCCGAAAAACCATCATCTACAGCCGTACCAGTAACGGCAAATGTATTTACACCTGTGCCTCTGGTAAGCGATGTATCATTACCAAGACTGTCAGTAATAATTACATTTATGTCGTCAAGGTCAAAAAACGGAAAGTCGATTGTAAACGTTGTAGAGTTTGCAACGTTACCACTAGAACCTATCGAATGTTGAATCCGAGCATCATTGTCCGCAATTGATATAGTAGCCATAATAACCCTTTATCCATTACGCACTCCCAATTGTTAATTCACATTGTTATTATTATTGTTTTCCAAATATCCCTTGCTGAATAATGTCAAACGCAGGATCAATGTAAGGTATGTTAGATAGCGGAGTTATAAATCTCATGTTGGCTCCGGTCTGAGCATCAACATTGCCACTGAGAAAGTCCCCAGCAACACTACCTAAGTTACCAAATAGATTTACCGTAGGGCCAAACACAGAGGCTGCTTTTGCCTGATCTGGCATATAATTTATCTTCTCATCTGTAAGAAGTGGCCTTACACCAAGATTAAAATCACTGATCTTTTCAATAGCGTTGTTTACATCAGTAAACCAACCAAGAGTCCCAGAACGATCGATTGCATCAATTAACTTCTCATCGAAGTCCTGTTCTTTGTCGATGCCATATTGATAACGTTTAAACTCGTTTACCAGCGAGGCAAGACCTACCATTAGAAACGCCCCTTGCCAAAAAGCAGCGTCTTTTTCCTGCAATCCGGCAGTTAGCACCCTAACCATTGCACCCTGACCGTATGACTTAAACTGTGTAAGCAGTGACCCAAACTCTGTTGATGTCCACAATGCACGATCCCCTGCCCCAGGAGTAACAATGATGCGTTCTACATTCTGGTTTAGCGCATTACGAAACTTTCTGACCATAATGGGATCACCCCATAAGTCAGTATTAGGCATCCATTCTCCATCAACCTTTTGACCATTGGCTTTTATCAATGCTTGCATACGCATATGGTCTTGCTGGTTTATTCCATTTTTAAGAAACTTTTCTTGATCTGCTTTGGAAAGACTCCCCCAGTTCTTCATAATGCGATCTGTCATAAGCAAAGCTGTTGTATTGCCAGCCCACTCTTTTAAAACTTGGTTCCAGTAGTTGAGTCCATTCAACATAAAGAAACCGCCCACTGAGTGGTTCAATGTCCTTTCAAACCCAAATCTAGCCCCAAACAAATCACCAACATCAGAAAACTGTGCAGCACGAAGCCCTAGAACAGCATCAACGGACACGGCTGCTGCTCTCATTTCTTTGCCAAGCATCTTGCTAATTACTTTATCATTAGAGGCAAACATATGTTTAAGCCCCTTGGAGTAAGCATTGGTCATGCCTTCCACCATTACAATGCGAGCAACATCAGGGACTGAACTAACAACAGCACCGCCCATGCCGACCAGAACATTGAATGATTTCATAACTCTTACAAATCTGCTGGACATTGCATGAGGATCTTTAGATGCGCCATATGTACCACGCAATCGGTCTCTTAAACCTCTAATATCTCGCAAATCATCTTCTAATGCTTTTTTAAGGTTTCTTCTTGTTTCGACATCAGCTGCATCATCAATCAACCGCTGATATTCGCTGGTTATCTCTTGTATGGTAGTACGCATATCGATGTCGCCAAATGCTCTCGACAACTCAATATCCATACCCATTGTTCTTGTATGATGACGCAATAGGACTTCTGCATCATTTTCTACAAATTCTTCAATCAGCTTATCAGGTATTTCAAAGGTTCGTGCCTTTACACCACTTGGTGCAGTTATGTATTCAAACTGGTCAGCAACTTCATCTAAATCTAGAAATGGCTTGGTTCTTGTAAGCTCATCCATAACCCCTCTTGCAAAAGCATTGGCTTGAGATGAGGTCATCTCATACTTGCCTTTTGCCCAACCACTTACTCTGTCTAAAAATAGTTGCTCGTTTTCCATAATCTTATCGATACGAGCAACCCGGGGTAGATAGGATGCGGCTGTGTTTACGGTTACACCTTCAGCATTAAACTTCGCAATTGCTGCTTCGATGATAGTGACCTGTTGCTCATTACCAGCTTCTCTAGCGGCAAGAAGTTTTGCATTTAACTGGCGTCTAAATAGATCAACTGACTCAGCTTGCTCTTTAATAAAATCAAATTGCTTTCTATATGCTTTGATTGCTGAGTTTACATGCGGTGTCGCAATATCTGTGATCTCATCTACATCACCGTTTTTAAGACCTTTACCAACTCTGATACGAAACTCGGCTTCTGACAGCATACCTTTTGGCTTTGTCATAGCCGCACCCATCATTTGAAATGAGCGAGATATATCGCCATCTTTGGCAACCTTACCTCTGTAAGAGAGATACGCTTCATCAGAAGCTCTAAGCGCATCTACCAAACGACCAAGATATGTCGTTCTAAATGTAGCCTCTACTGACTGATCCATTTCCTCGCCAGCCTTGACCTTTTTCTTTTGCATGCCGCCCATATCAACCATGCGGTCAGGTAGCATACGAGAAAACGGCAAAGGACTTTGCGTCAGTCTTGTCACAGGGTTCCAAGGCATTTTTTCTATGCCAATGCCAGTTTCAGCAAGAGCATCACCTTCCATTGTAGCAAAGGCTGCTTCTCTTGATTTTTCTGGGCTAACATTAGCACCAGCAGAGCGATATATCTGCTTATCTGTATGCGTCATTATTGGAGCCATAGGGCGTCCTAGAGCAGCTGTAAGTGTGCCACCTATCAATGTAGCACCGGCTAACGCAACAGCCGTGTGACCTAGCGTATGCCCTTCTAGTTGGCTTTGTTTTATAATCTCACTGGGAGCAACTATTGCTGCTGAGAAAGCACCGCCATACATAAATCTTTTGAACTTAGATGGCGTTGTTAAAACCTTGGCTGGGGCAAGAGGTGCTAATATAGCTGGGTCAGCAACCATATTGACAAACTCTGCCATTGTTGAGCTTGGTGTCATGCCAAGCAGAGCCAGATCCTCCATGTCTTCATGGTATTTTTGCAAACGTCTATAAGTCTCGTCCCTGCTACCACTGGTAAGGAACTTGTGCATTATACCTTTATGCGCTTTTAACTGTGGATCACGAAACGGATCATAGTCAGAATCTTCTTCATAACTGCCCTGCCATGAGTCATTGATTGTTTCTGCGACAGCACTGAATAGATTGTGCTGCCTGTATGCCGCAGACCAGATCCTAGATGACATCGCACCTTCTGGGTTGAATGCAAAGACAGGTGTAGGTGCTAGGTCATCGGCTGATATAAACTCTGCTAGATTAGTTGTTTCAGCCATTACATAGCACCGCTTATGCCAAGTGTTAGTATGTAGTTTCTGAATAATGCAGCATCGTTTTTATCAATAACCAAAGGATCAAAGTTATCAAACATTGCATAGCCAGCCCTGTTAAAGGCTTTCTTTAATACTGCAAATGTTTCCTCTGATCTGCCATGCTCGTTCATTGCGTTGTATGTAGCTTCCATTACCGTATCATCCAGTAATGGCAAACTAGCCATAATGTTTTTCAGATCATTATTCTGTATTTTTTCCAATGCTTGATCGTAGGCTTCATACTGCCGTGAAGTTTGGAAGTTATATGAATAGCTAGGCAATAACTTTAGAATCTGACCGTCATCTGTTTGCACAGACACTGTATATGTAGGTCTACGACCAAACACCGCATTGGGCTGAAAGATATACTTTCCCTCTGCAATAGCTTTTGAAACAAGGCTACGCTTATCAGGAACAAGACTTGGAATTGACCTGAATATACGAGTTACATCTTCATTGATGTCATCTTGTGTAATAAACACATTACTAAAGCCAGCAGCTGTTTTCTGTGCTTCTTTTTGTATTGGGTGCATGACCAATTCAACATCACCATCAACATTACGCTGTAAGCCAATGTCATCCATAAGGCGAACAAGTGTATTGCTGACTGCTGTAGCAAGGCCGTTGTAATCAGATGCGTATTTACCAGCCGCTACGTCAGCTTCTGCTAAATCCATTATAAGATTTACTGCCCTACCATCTCTGGCGATAACATCACTCATTGTCATGCCGTCAGCTTCAAAGTCCTCATACATCTTAATGAACTCTCGCCTTATGGGTCGGCCATCATCACCTACGATATCCATTATCGGGAAGTAAGTGTGAGTTATGCCACGAGCCAGTATGTCACTTAGTTCACCATCAACATTATCGATCTCACTCATCATACGTTTAAACAGCTGAGGTCTGTCTAATTGCTCACCACCTTCTTTCGGAATGATGCTCGTAGATAGTCTAGCTTGGTTAGTCTGAGTTCTATTCGATAATGCAATGATCTGGTCTGTACTCATAAACCGTGTATTAGAGTTCAATACGCTTGTATCGATACCCATTTCATTCATTAATCTGCCAACTTGCATATGGTTCATATTGAACTTACGAATCATTGATCGTTGCAACTGGCTATGTAACTCTACGGTACGCTTTACAGATGTAGCATCTCCTGCCCATACAGAGCCTTTTAGAAACGACTCAAGTGCTGGGTGCATGCCAAGATGATGAACTGACCATGCAATAGCTATATCAGCACTGGATCTAGCAGTAGTGGGGTCTTCGCTGAAAACATCTAGCGGCTGACCGTTTGGCAATGTCATTGGTATTTGGTTTGTAGCTTCAAGATGTGCCATATCACTTGCATTCATTGGCTGTAGTGAGTCCATTTTGTTTCTCACCGCAACCTGTGCAGAAACCTGACCTCTGTGTTTTCTGTAAGCTTCACGATAAGAGGCAACCCTTCCTTGCCAATCACCGATTGTCATTTCAGCACCTTCGCCAGAACCTATAATCCCACGACTTACAAGATCTGCTTGCATATCAACAAAAGTCTGAGGCGAATGGTATGGATTATTTTTATCCATATTCATGAGAATCATGTCCATCTGACGACCGGATGCTGACTTCATGCCATCAATCATAATTTGTTTTTCAAGCTCAATAAACTCAACTAACTGACCACGATCGAAATCACCAGTTGCATATCCTTTGAAAAACCTAGAATGGAGATTGGATCTGGTTTCACCAAAGACTTCTGGCTGTTTATAAGAAGCCATTAAATCTTCAAAGTTTTGATTTCTTTGCGCTTCTATCTTAGCTGTTTTAGCTGTTTGTCCATTAGCAAGAGCTTGTAAAAGAGTCCCCTGTTGCATAGACGAAACGTCTGTAGGTAATTGAGTAGCATCTTTGATGTTACCATTTATAATTCCAAGCAGACCTTCAGCATAGTTAGTGTTTTGCCTTTTATTTGTTTCTGAGTCACGCAGACTTGCTTGCTTCTCAAGAAAGTCAAACCTAGCTGTCATTGCAGTAACAATCATCTCACCATCAAGGTCAGCTGATCCACGCAATTGAACGCCCATATCTTGGATCAAAGAATAAGCAGCCTCACGGCCTTCGCTCTCATAGAGAGCTTGTACTGTGTTTTCAGATACACGAGCTTGCACACCGGACTTATGGTCCTTTTCAAATTGTTCAATATTGTTTTGAGGTATGCCGTAAGTCTTTAATGCAGAATATAGCTTTTCACGTTTTGCATCTAACTGAGCAATCTCAGCTGTAGCTCTTTGTGCCGTTGGCCCACTCAAAGCACCGCTGCCAACAATCTTGGCTTGGGTTTCTGTAATATTGCCAAGGCTGGTTGTAATCTCTTTTACACTAGCGTCACGTTGTAGTTTTGTCTGGTTGCCTAACGCAATGTTTCTATCACCAGCAAAAATCTTCTCAAGTTCAACATCGATCTCATCGATCAGATCAATGTTTCCTGCATTTTCTCTGCGTATTGTTTCTAGAAATGACTTTTTATTTTCATCAAGGGCGGCGGGATTAAATTCATTTTTTTCTAAACTTTGCCTTGATTCTTTTATAGCCCTGTTCAATACAGCTGATTGATAGGTGGTTCTTGCCGCTTCATTCAGTGTCTCTTGAGCAGCCCTTATGCTTTGACCTCGAAGTCCAGCTGTGTCAGCCATATCTGCGTATGTAAGAGGTACAAATGGCTTTAGAGTTTTAGTTCCATCTTGCTCTGTTTCATAAACAGCACCCTTTGTATTACCAAGCCTTTGAGCTTCAGTTAGGGCTGTACTTAACTGGTTCTTTTCAATCTCATCATCAACAGATCGGATAGAGTCAGCAAT